GTTAGACGTGGACTTGGGTGAACCGCTCAAAACAAACACAGATATTCAGAAGCGCAAAGATTTAGAAATGGGCGTGTCTTCCATAAACGATGATCGGTATACGATCTATGAAGCGTGTGTTGACCTTGATTTGCCGGGGTTTGAGGACACGGACAAAGATGATGAGCCAACGGGTTTGGCGTTGCCGTATATTGTGACGTTTGTTGATGGCACAGATCAGATTTTGTCTATTCGCCGTAACTGGAAAGAAGACGACAAAAAACGGCAAAAACGGTTGCACTACGTTCACTATCAATACATTCCCGGCTTTGGTGCTTATGGCTTTGGCCTGTTTCACTTAATTGGTGGGTTTGCTAAAAGCGCAACGAGCATCATTCGCCAGCTAGTTGACGCTGGGACGCTAAGTAATCTTCCCGGAGGTTTGAAATCACGGGGTCTGCGGATTAAAGGAGATGACACGCCGATTGCTCCGGGTGAGTTTCGTGACGTGGATATTGGTTCTGGGTCTATAAAAGACAACATTCTTCCGCTGCCGTATAAAGAACCAAGCATGGTTCTGTCTGGGTTGCTGGACAAGATTGTGGAAGAAGGGCGTCGCTTTGCGGCTACTGCGGATATGAAAGTATCTGATATGTCAGCGCAAGCCCCTGTAGGCACAACGCTGGCTTTGCTTGAGCGCCAGTTAAAAGTGATGTCAGCGGTGCAAGCGCGGGTGCATTACGCGTTTAAACAAGAGTTGCAGTTAATTGCAGAGTTAGTGCGCGAAGATTCACCGGCTAACGAAGAGTATCCGTACGACGTAGACGGAAAGCAGGGCCGCAAAGCTAAGTATGAGGACTATCGGCATTTGGAAATAATACCGGTGTCTGATCCCAATACGGCTACGATGAGCCAGCGGATTGCACAGTATCAAGCGGTATTGCAGCTATCAACGACTTCGCCTCAGATTTATGACATGCCAGAACTACACCGGCAGATGTTGCAGGTATTGGGCATTAAAAACATAGAAAAGCTTATTCCAACCGTAGATGATCTAAAACCAACTGATCCGGTGCAAGAAAATCAAAATGTTTTGTCTGGCAAACCGGTTAAAGCGTTTGCATATCAGGATCACGAGTCCCACATTGCAGTCCATAACGCCGCTGCACAAGACCCTATTATACAAAAGCTAATCGGTCAAAACCCACAAGCGCAAGCTATTCAAGCAGCGATGTTGTCTCACATTACAGAACACGTTGGGTTTGCCTACCGTAACAAAATATCTGACGCGCTGGGTGCAGCATTGCCAGACTCTAAAGAAGGACTGCCGCCTGAGATGGAGTATCAGTTGTCGCAGTTGTTGGCACAAGCTGCTCCACAAGTGTTGGCGCAGAGTAAAGCGTTGGCAGGGCAGGAACAAGCTAAACAAAACGCTCAAGACCCGTTGATTCAACTTCAACAACAAGAGTTGCAGATAAAGCAGCAAGGGTTGCAGTTAAAACAACAAGAGGGTCAAGCTAAAGCCCAAGAAGCACAAGCTCAGATGCAAGCTCAAATGCAAGAGTCACAAGCTAAGATGCAAATTCAAATGCAGGAAATACAACGCAAGTCTAAAAAAGATATGGCGGATATTGCTGCTAAAGCAGACGAAATCCGGTTGCGCGAAGAAGAAATCAAAGGCCGTCAACAAATGGAAGGAACAAAGATAGGCGTTGATATGGCAAAGCATAAAGAAGAAGCACGTAGGGCACAGCAAAACTCCAAGGAGACTAAGCAATGATGTATATGAGGTTCGCAGAGGAGCTAAAAAAGACCCTGCGCAATGACATGAACAATTACTCGGACGATCTAGCAAACGGCGTCTGCAAAACTTTTGATGAGTATCAGCATCTCTGTGGGGTAATTAAAGGTCTAGCCTTTGCAGAGCGTCACATATTAGACCTTGTTAAACATCTGGAGACAGACGCAAATGAGTGAAATACTGATTGGTCAGAACCCTGACAATCCAGAACAGTCTACCGTTCTGCCGGAAACACAAGAAGCAAAAGCAAAGCAACTCCCGCAACCGTCTGGGTATCACATACTTTGTGCAATCCCTGAGATTGACGGAACTTATGAGAGCGGTCTTGTTAAAGCAGATGTCACCATGTCGCATGAAGAACGCCTGACTACGGTGCTGTTTGTTGTTGCGCTCGGCCCTGATTGTTATAGGGACGAGAAACGGTTCCCCAGTGGCCCGTGGTGCAAACAAGGTGATTTCATTCTGGTACGTCCGAATACGGGTTCACGGATCAAGATTCACAACCGCGAATTCCGCATGATTAGTGATGACATGGTTGAAGGTGTCGTCGAAGACCCACGCGGCATAGCTCGCGCATAAGGAGAAACACATGGCAGAAGCATACAAGTTTCCAGATGAATTGGAAGCAGAACAAAATGCTGCATCGCAACAAAACGACAAAGTAGAATTTGATATTGAAGGCGACGTTGATATTGAAGTCAAAGATGACACGCCTGAACAAGACCGTGGTTATGAACCTGCGACAAATGTTGAAGATGTTACGGACGAAGAACTTGAATCTTATGGTGAAAAAGTTCGCCGTAGAATCAAGGAGATAAGCCACAAACAACACGATGAGCGGCGTGCTAAAGAAACAGTCATGCGCGAACGCGAAGAACTTGAAAAAGTGGCGCGTACCCTTGTTGATGAAAACAAACGTCTTAAACAGTATGTTTCGACCGGTGAACAAGCTTATGCTGGCACTTTAAAATCAGCAGCACAAGCCGAATACGAAATTGCCAAAAAGCAGTTTAAAGAAGCCCACGAAGCATTTGACGCAGATGCCATGATTGAAGCGCAAGCGGCGCTGACAACCGCCCAAATGCGGATGGAACAAGCGAAAAATTTTAAACCAACCCCTTTACAAGATGAAAATAGTAGCGTAGAAATACCACAAACCGTCCAAGCATCTCCCAGAGCCGATGATAAAACTTTGCGCTGGCAAGCCAGAAACCAGTGGTTTGGGAACGACGAAGAAATGACTGCAAGCGCACTTGTGCGCCACAAGCAGTTGGTTGGATCGGGTGTAGACCCGCGTGGTGACGAGTATTTCGCACAAATTGATGCGCACATGAAACAACGGTTTTCTGACGTATTTAAACCAGAAAGCGCAGATAGTTCGGCTTATAACGGCAGTGCAGTTAGAAAATCTGCAAATGTTGTCGCACCGGTACAACGCTCAACAGGAGCTAAAAAGATTATTTTAACTAAAACGCAAGTTAGTATAGCTAAACGGCTTGGTGTACCCCTAGACCTTTACGCTAAACAAGTTGCCGCACAGGAGGCCTCAAATGGCTGAAAACCGTCTCGCTCGTGAACTAGATACCCGCGTAAATACGCAGCGCAAAACACATTGGACACAACCCGGAGGCTTGCCTACACCTGAACCGCAGGATGGCTATTCCTTCAGGTGGATACGGACGGCTCTTTTGGGTCAATTTGACCCCACGAACACGTCTGCAAAACTTCGGGAAGGTTGGGAACCTGTTAAAGCGGAAGAACAGCCGCATATGCACGTTTTTGCTGACCCACAGAGTAGATTTAAAGGCAATATCGAAATCGGTGGGCTTTTGCTGTGTAAGATTCCTAAAGAATTTATGGAACAACGCGCAGCGCATTTTCAAAAAGCGTCCAATGATCAGATACAGGCCGTAGATAACAGCTTCATGCAACAAAATGATGCACGGATGCCGCTCTTTAGTGAGCGTAAGTCCTCAACGTCGTTCGGTCGTGGGGCTAAATAATTTAATTTTAGGAGTTCTAAATGGCTTATCCTACTGTTTCAGCACCGTACGGGCTAATCCCCGTAAATCTGCTGGGTGGGCAGGTCTTTGCTGGTTCAACTCGGCAAATTCCGATCCAAACGGCACACGGCACCAGCATTTACTTTGGTGACGTTGTTCTGATGTCGTCCAACGGCTGTATCACGACCGCTGTGTTGACTGCTACCACCGTTAACGTCGTTGGTATCTTTATGGGTTGCAGCTACATCAACTCATCGGGCCAACGCATTTACGGGCAGTATTACCCGTCTGGCACGACCGGTACCCCGGACACTACGAGTGCGATTACCGCATATGTTGCGGATGATCCTGATCTGGTGATGAAGGCTGCGATTGTTTCTGGCACTACTGTTGTTGCTCAAGCTACTCGTGCAACGATGGTTGGTGGAAACGCTGCGCTGGTTCCTAACTCCGGCAGCACCACCACCGGTAACAGTGCATTTGCCGTCTTAAACAGCACAGCGGTAACCGCCGCACTTCCGGTTAAAGTTGTGGATGTTGTGCCTGATACCGCCCCAGCGACCGGTTCCTTTGTCGAAGTTCTGGTGTCGTGGAACCAAGGCATTCATCAATATCGCCTTGCAACCG